AGGAGCAAGCGTAATGAGCAACGTAATCAAATCACAAACAGGCAAGTATCACCTCGGCCTCGGAAGCGCAACTAACTGTAATGGGCGTAAACAAATCGGAGTGAGGGTTTCTAGCTTTCAAGACGCACTGAAAGCCAGCGAGTCATCTCTCTGTAAAAAATGCTTTTTGAGCGGCCATAACAGTCTTGAGTTTGATTTTTTAAAGGAGCAAGCGTAATGACAATCAACAACAATTTTGAAGCCTTAGTCAAAGCCCTAGTCCTAGCGATCACGGCTCAGACCGACGATCAAATAAGCCGCATTGAACCGATGGTTCAGGAGTTTGCAGACGGCTTTGATGAGGTAACGATTGAGCGAGCAAAAAAAGAAGCCTTAATTCAAATTGAGAGAGAGGAGCAAGCGTAATGAAATACACAATATCAGCAAAGAGAAAGAACCTACCAGGCAAGAATGATTACCCTTGGGAGTACAAATACTCAAATAATAAATTGATTACGTTTGACAGCCGCGAAGACGCTTTACTCACGATTGATCGTCTTAAAAACAAAATAGACGAATTCCCTCTCTATTCATTTGAAGTTTTGGAGCAAGAATAATGGAAATCAAAATAGACTTAAAAGAAAGCGAGCTAGGCAGTCTCTATCACACATCGACTCAATCGTTTATCCACGACCAGCCAGATCGGTTTGTTCCGTATAACGACCGCTTCACAATCGATCAGGTGATTGAAGCTTGGGAGAAAAACGACAACCTTGGAACGATGGTCTGGTTTGATAATTTTATCAGCATGAAAATCTTTGAGGCTGGTCAGAAAGCTTTTGGAAAGCAGTGCTTCGTGATGTACGACGAGTCGGATTACGACTATTGCGCGTGGATTGAAACTGACTTTCAATCTTTTTTAAAGACTCCAGACGAGGAAGAAGATAATTCGGCCCTAGGCAACGACAACAATATCGTCTTAGTCGCTGGCGAGAATACAACTGAATTAATGATGGACCTTGCAAAATCTAGCATTGCTCATTTAAACCCGCTCTCTACCGTCACGATTAATGAAGGATTAATTGCGGCTGACATCCCAGAAAGAGCAGTCCAAGTTATTTACCCAGACGATACGGTTGAGATATTTGAAGGGGGAGAAGACTAATGACAATCTACGGCTACAAGAGAGTATCGACAGACGAGCAAGTAAAGGGGACTTCCCTCCAGACCCAGAAGACTATGATCGAAGGCGTGGCAAAGAGCAATCTGCTTGATGAAAACGCAATCGTCTGGCTAGAGGAGAAGGGTATCTCTGGCGGCAAGAAGTTTTTTGAGCGTCCAGCGATCGAAGACATCGAATTTGAGAAGGGCGACATCATCATCGTCGCTGCGCTAGATCGTTTTAATCGGGACGTAGTCGATTGTCTAACTACGGTCAAAGAGTTCAAGAAGCAGGGCATTAGCCTGATCATCAACGGACATGGCGATGTCACTGATGACGCTAACATATACTCAACATTCATGATGCAAATCATGGCAGTCTTCGCAGAATTCGAAAAAGTCAAAATTAAGGAGCGCCAGACACGCGGCATTAAAGAGAAGAGAGAGCGTGGTGGATTTCTAGGAGGCAAGACTCCTTGGGGATGCTACAAGATCGGGACAGGACAAAAATCGGTCCTGCAAGAGAAGCCAGAGCGAAGAAGAGCGATCGAAGCAATGATTAGACTTAGGTCGGAAGGAAAAGGCTCAAGACCGATTGCAGAATATGTATCTAACAAATTTTTGAAGGTTACTCACCAAACTGTGATACATTTGCTCGATGAGCTCGGCTGCGAAAAAGGACAACCCGTTTAACGATTTTCTCAAGCGATATCGTAACGACCCTGTCTTGTTCGTAAGAGAATGTTTGAAACAAGAGCCTGATCCTTGGCAAGCGGAAATGCTCGAAGCGGTTAATTCTGGCGAGCGCCGCATCTCAGTCAGGTCAGGTCATGGGGTTGGGAAGAGCGCGGCTGCAAGCTGGGTCTTGCTCTGGACCCTCCTTACCAATTTTCCGGTGAAGTGCGTTGTAACAGCGCCAACCTCCGCACAAATGTTTGACGCGCTGTTTGCAGAGCTCAAGCGATGGATTAATGAACTCCCTGTCGCGCTCTCTACAATCTTGGATGTTAAATCGGATCGGGTCAGTCATCGAGCGGCTCCCTCTGATGCCTTCATAAGTTGTCGGGTATCGAGGCAAGAAACCCCGGAGGCGCTGCAAGGAATTCATAGTCAAACCGTGGTTTTGCTTGTCGATGAAGCCTCTGGTATTCCAGAGTCCGTTTTTGAAGCTGCCGCCGGTTCTATGTCTGGCGAGAACGCTTGTACTATTTTGCTCGGCAACCCAACGCGAAGCAGCGGATTCTTTTTTGATACGCATCACCGCCAGGCAGCGGAGTGGTGGACGCGCAAGGTGAGTTGCGCGGATAGCCCTAGAGTAAGTAAAGAATACATCCGCGAGATGTCAACGCGCTATGGCTCAGAAAGCAATGCGTTTCGGGTGCGGGTACTAGGCGAATTTGCCAGCAAGGACGATGATACCGCGCTGCCACTTGAGTTAGTTGAAGCCGCGATGAACCGCGAGAATGTAACGGTCCTAGACGATGAACCAATCGTCTGGGGCTTGGACGTGGCGCGGTTCGGGAGCAACAATTCGGTCCTGGCAAAGCGCCAAGGTCGGAAACTGTTGTCACTGAGATCATGGAATAATCTGGACCTCATGCAACTAACTGGGGCAGTCGTTGCAGAGTACGAAGCCTGTCCTCCGAGGCAACAACCTGTCTCTATTTGCATCGACTCGATCGGCGTGGGCGGCGGTGTAGTGGATCGGCTGCGAGAACTACAACTCCCAGCAATCGGTATCAACACCGCAGAAACTCCTGCGATGCGTCAGACTTATTTGAATCTCAGAGCAGAGCTCTGGTTCAAAGTCAAAGCCTGGCTAGAGGCCAGGGACTGCTCGATGCCGCGAGATGACAACCTTCTGGCAGAGCTCGTTAGCCCGAAGTACAAATTCACAAGCAGCGGCAAGCTCCAGATTGAAGGCAAGGACGCGATGAAAAAGAGAGGCTTGCCGAGTCCTGATATGGCTGACGCAGTCTGCCTCACGTTCGCAGTTGAAGCTGCAACGGTCCTTCATGGCGGCTCAATGTCGAGCAACTGGTCCCAACCCATCCGCAGAAATCTCCCCATGACCTAACGGTTAGCATCCCGAATTTGGTAAAATGGCAAAAAACCTATATATGGATTTTTGCTTATGCACGATCAGGCCAAGCCCTATAAACGGGGAAACCAGGGCATCAATGATGCTGCCGCTGATATTGTCATAATGCTCGGGGTTAATGATAAAGCCTCTAAGCGCAGCAAGAAAAAGCCTTCAAAGAAAAAGAAATAGATGGTCGGTCTTCTTGGCGCGGCCAGGGCTGCGGGAAACATTCCCACGCCAAAGCCTTCCAATGATTTGCTAAGAGCCTTTCATGGATCTCCGCATGACTTTCCTCCTGTAGACATGATCGTTAACAAAGAAACAGGGAAAACGTATTACGTTGAGACTGATAGATTTGGTTCTTATAAAAATCATCCAGTTGTACAGAATAGCCCTGACAACTATGAGTTTATTGAGCATTTCCCACAAGGCCATTTTGACAACTCTAAAATGGGTACAGGCGAGGGAGTCCAGGCTTATGGGCATGGCGCATACGTTGCTGGCAATGAAGATGTGGCTAGGGGGTACAGGGATCAATTAAAGGGAAATATAGTAATAAGGGACGATGGTGTTCAAAAGACGTATGGCGATCATATAACTGAAATTGAAACCGCAATAAAAGAAAAGTTCCCAAATTTAGCTCCTGACAATGTCAGAACAACAGCTAGGGCGGTAGTCAATGATAATTTAGTACCCGATGACGTACAGGGAATGGGGGCTTTTGATAAGACAGGTTATCGTGCAGAAGATATTTACTTAGAAGGGATCAGAGCCAATAAAGGCGCAAAAGCGTCGAAAGGAAGCATGTACGAAGTAGATATAGACGCTTCTCCTGACGAGTTCCTTGATTACGATATTCCGCTGACCGAACAAAGTGAATTAGTTAGAAATGTTTTAAAAGATTATGACTACAAAACCACTCCAGAACAGGTAAGTGAATACGATAACTCTCTTTTAAAAGCCTTATATGGACCAGAAGAAGGGCTTTCTGTACCGCTTCCAAAAGAACCTAGAAACCCGAAAGGTTCTGTTATTTATCGAGACATTCAAGGCGTAGAAAATATGCCGCCATTTGACTCAAGCTCAAGGTTTGATGGCGCATCAGAAGCGTCAGCCGCTTTAGCTAAAAAAGGCATCAAAGGCATCCGCTACAAAGACGGCTTTAGCCGCAACAAAGACGGCGGATCATCAAACTACGTTATCTTTGATGATCGACTAATAACCATTTCTCGAAAATATGGAATTTCAATCCCAGCGGCGGCAGCAATGCTTGCCGGGCAAAGTGAAGAAGCAGAGGCTGGTCCTATCGCGGCTGGAGCCGCTGGCCTTGCAGCAACATCAGCCGCAGCCCCAACCCTAGCAGACCAGGGCGCTGGGATAATGGACTTCCTTGCTAACGCAGCCCAGGGCGCTGTAGCGCCGATTGCTAATGCTCCGAACACAATCATCGAAGCTCTGACTAGCGATCGGTCTAACGAGCAGCTAAAGGCTGACCGGGACCAGCGTCTAGATCAGAACGACTACCAACTGAGAACCGACCTGGGTCAGCAATATACTCAGAACGCACAAGAAACAATGGGCGGCTTACTGCAAAGCCTGGCTGAACAAGCAGAGCAAAGCCGAATTTTAGAGGCGGTTAGAAACAGTCGAATCCTTCAAACAATCCCCAATGCTTATAACCAACTGCCAGAGCGCGGTCGGATCGTCGGCAATGCCTTATTGGATAGCTTTTTATGAGCGAAATGTACCAAGAAGAAGACGAGCTCTTTGAAGAAGAAACCATCGAGGAAGATGAGCTCCAAGTCGAGGATATCGACAGCGACTCTGAGATGGACTCAGAGGATTTGCAATCGACCGTCACTTTGTCTATCGAGGACGCAGTCGATTTCGTAGACCAGACGCTCTCGCCCCGGCGAGCGATGGCAGCGGATTACTACGAAGGCGCTCCGCTCGGCAACGAGCAAGACGGCAGATCGACAGCTCAGACAATGGACGTTCGCGATACCATCCAGGCTTTCCTGCCCTCGCTAATGAGAATCTTTTGCGGCAGCGATAAAGTCGTTGAGTACGCGCCTCGAAATCAAGAAGACATTGAGGCCGCGAAACAGGCAACGGATTACGTCAATTTTATTCTGAACAATGATCAAGATCAGGCATACGTCACGATTCTCTATGCAGCTTTTAAAGACGCTCTGCTAAAAGGCGCGGGGTTTTTAAAATTTGTCTGGGACGAAAAAGAATCGGTTGAAACTCAGGAATTCCAAGACCTAGACGAGCAGAGCCTGGCAGCGTTATCGGCTGATCCAAGCGTTGAGATCACAAGCCTTAAAACAATAGTCGGTCCGGGGGGCGTCCCTCTCTCGTCTGTTTCCGTGGTAACCCGTGAGACAACGGGGCGGGTAAAAGTCGAGAGCGTCCCCCCGGAAGAGCTACTCGTGAACAGATCGGCAAGAGATTTCAGTGACGCTGACCTAGTTGCTCACCGTCGATACATCACGGTCAGCGACCTGGTCCAGATGGGTTATGAGTTCGATGAGGTCATTAATTTCGTCACTGACGAAGATGATTTTAGCTTTACGAATGAAGAAGCAAATCAGCGAGATTTCCTCGACACAAACACAAACTTTGGCGAAGACCAATCTCGTCAGCGAGTATTGTACGTTGAAGCGTATATGCGGCTTGACGTTGATGGCGATGGTATCAGCGAACTGCGAAAGGTTTGCACAGTGGGGAGTCAATACGAGATCGTGATGAACGAGCCAGCGGATATGATTCCGTTTGCGATGTTTAATTGCGATCCAGAGCCCCATAGCTTTTTCGGCGGATCGATCGCTGATCTGACGATGGATATTCAGCGCATTAAATCAGCGGTCCTTAGAGCTAGTTTGGACTCGTTGGCAATGTCAACGCATCCGAGAATTGCTTTTGTGGAAGGCCAGGCAAGCCTAGAAGACTTGATGAACTCTGAGCCTGGCAACATCATTCGGATGCGACAGCCTGGAGCCGTGCAGCCTTTCAATCTTCCATACGTTGGGGAACAGGCTTTCGGGATGATGGCTTACTTGGATGAGATGCGGGAGAACAGAACCGGCATATCAAAGGCTGCAAGCGGATTGTCTCCCGACCAGTTGCAATCGTCTACACAACAAGCCGTCAATCAGACGATCGAGGCAGCGCAGCAACGCACAGAGCTCATTGCCCGGCTGTTCAGCGAAAACGGCATGACTAGGCTTTACGCAGGAATCCTGCAACTGATCACGAAGTACCAGGACGAGACGCGAATCGTTCGCCTAACTAATAACTTTGTCCCGATGAATCCAGAAACTTGGAATCCAAAGATGGACGTTACTAGCAACGTGCAGCTAGGAACTGGCGGTCAGTCAGAGCGGATGGCAATGCTGCAATCAATCAGCGATGTGCAAGAGAAGCTCTTGACTCAGCTTGGTCCTAACAACCCAATCGTTAACCAGCAAAACTTCTACAATACGCTGCAATCCATTATGGAAACCGGCGGGATAAAAGACGCGAACAAGTATTTTACAAACCCCGCAGAATTCCAAGCTCCGCCTCCAGAGCCTCCAGAGCCTGATATTAATCAGCAATTAATAGAAGTACAGATGGCGGAGATCCAGGCGAACATCCAGAAGAAACAGGCCGAGCTTGAGCTAGAGCGCGAGAAGATGATCCGCGATGACGATCGGCTACGAGATAAGAACGAAGCAGATGTCATCTTGAAAGCGGCAGAGCTCCAGGCTCGGTACGGAGCTCAAGTTGATGTTGCTCAAATCAAAGCTAATGCAGACCGCGATCGAGAGATGGTCCGGTCTTTAGGTCAGCCAGGGCAGCCAGGACAGCCAGGGCAGGGGCCGCAAAATGTCTGACAGCCAAGCCCAAAAAATTCAACAAATGTTTGATGACGAGGATTTCAAAATGCTCATCACAAACATCAAACATTCGTTTTTTGAAGAATGGGCGCGAGAGCGAAAGCTCGACAAGCGCGAAAAAATCCACGCAAAACTTGAGGCGATGGAAGACCTGTTAACGGCTATGCAGTCGGCGGCAGACTCTATCGCTATACAGAAGCTTAGAGGCTAAAAAAAATGAGTGAACAAACACAACAATTGTCAGGCGGTGAAGGCTTTTCTACTGGAAGCCAGCTTGATGATGCACAGAATGCAATCATGGAAATGTTCGACGGAACTCTTGAAGAAGAGCAATCCGAGGGAGATGAGGAGATTGTTGACGAGTCGCCAGAAACTGGTGGCGAGGTGGATGATTTAGAAACCGAAGAGTCCGAAGAGGATTTCGGTGATGATGAAGAAGCCGAACTGGATGATCAAGAATATGATCAAGATGAAGATGAATCCGCGCAAGCCGAAACCTTCACAGTCAAAGTTGACGGTGAACAAGTCTCAGTCAGCCTGGAAGAACTTCAGAATGGTTATTCGCGTCAGTCAGATTATACAAAGAAGAGCCAGGCTCTCGCTGAAGAACGTAAATCGTTTGACGGTGATAGGAGCTCAGTGACTCAAGAAAGACAACAGTACGCCCAGCTTTTAGGGGCTCTGCAAATGCAATTGCAAGCGAGTGATGAACCACAGCCTGACTTCGATCGTCTTTATGATGAAGACCCAATCGAGGCCACAAGGCAAGAACGAGAATGGAGCAAACGGCAGAACGCTAAACAAAACAAGATGCAAGCGATATTTACTGAGCAAGAGCGGGTGGCTCAAGAGCAAGGTAAATTCCAAGCGGAAGACAATCAGCGAATGCTGCAAGCAGAGATCGGTCGGTTACCAGAGATTATTCCCGAATGGCGAGATCAAAAGGTAGCGGCTAAAGAAAGTGAAAGCTTGAGAAAGTATTTAACCGATCAGGGAGTTGCCGAAGACGAGTTGTCTGCCCTGGTGAAAGCGAATCATATTTCTGTTCTGCGAAAAGCGATGCTCTA